TGTTTTTATGTTTGGCATGGGTGAGTTAGACATAAAAATAAAAGACTGCCCACACGAGAACATTGAATATCAACCTGAAGAAAAAGACACAAATGCTGCGGAGTATATGTATTGTGAAGATTGCGGAGAAGAACTTCCACTGCCAGACAATCCTGAAATCAACTAAATTGGAGAGAAAATGAGTATAACAATGACAGAAGAAGCTTTATTAAGCACAGCAGAATTGTGTGATAAGATAGGAGTGACTAGACAAGCTATCTATAAATGGCGTAACTTAGAGGAAGATCCAATGCCCGTTGCGATAGATAACAGCAATAGAGGAGGCAAAACGATCCGATATTTGTATAGTGATGTAATGGAGTGGCTGAATGGTCGGAGAAAGAGATAAAGCAAAGTTTTATGCTAAAAAAAGAACAAGGTCTGGGCGGTATATAATTATCGCAGAGGCAGCAACTAGACAGGAACTCATTCGGAAAATTAAATCCGATAGTGAGACCTACGAACAAGAGAGAGGTAATCATGGCAAAGAGACACACAGACACAGGAATATTTGATCAGCAATGGTTTCAGCTGTTAAAACCAGAGTATAAATGCTTTTGGTTTTATATATGTGCCAAATGCGATCATGCAGGAATCTGGGAGGTAAACCTGCCTCTGGCACAATTTTTTATTAAGGCTGATAAGAT